CCGACCGCAGCCCCGCAACAGATCAACAAGCCCCCCGCGCCAACGGCGGCGCAGAAGGAAGCGCCTAAGTTGCCCGCCATCACCGCCGAGGACCGCGCTAACTTCTTCGACGCCGACCGCGCTCGCGACAAGGCCATTATGGTGCTGCGGGCCACCCCGCAGTTCGAAGCTGCCCAGGCGGCGGAAAGTCGCCGGACGCAGACTATCCAAGCCATTTACAAGAAGTACGCCACCGACCCAGCCAAGGTGGCGTTGTGCGACGGTCCGGGCACCGCGCCTTGCGACAACGTGGGCGCGGGCGAGCTGGTGTTCCGTCCGGTGCTGACGAAGGAAGAGAAGAAGTAATTGAGCCTCACCACCACAACCCATAAGCCCCGCATCCCGGCCTCGCAGTTCGAGGCTTGGCGCTCCGGAATAGCGGAGCAGCGCAGGGCGGCCGACGCCTTCCAGAATATTGCTGCTAATTTGGGGTTCCAGAGCAGCAATCTTCTGGAGGCGACGCAATATCCGCTTACGCGGTTGACGTTTAATTACATCCTCTTGCAGTCGCTTTACCGTAGTCATTGGATCATCCGCAAGATCATCGACTCCCCCGCCGAGGACATGACCAAGAACTGGGTTAGCCTGGACTCGGACCTGGCCCCGGAGCAGTTAAAGCGGTTCGAGCAGGCCTGCAAGCTCACGGGCACGGCCAACCAGGTACTTACTACCTTAAAGTGGGCTCGGCTATTCGGCGGCGCGGCGGCCATCATCGTTATTAAGGGCGACGAGAATCGGCTAGACAAGCCCTTAAAGGTAGAGGACGTAGAGCCCGACAGCTACCGGGGCCTTATTCCGCTGGACCGCTGGGCGGGCATAACGCCGGGGGCGACGCTCTGCTCCGATATAGACCGCCCGTTGGACTTCGGCCTGCCTACCAACTACCAGGTCACGCTTAAGACCGGACGGACTTTTACGATCGACGCCAGCCGGGTGGTGCGGTTTATCGGCCGCGACGTACCCAGTTGGGAGAAGGAAGTCGAACAACAGTGGGGCGTGTCCGAGGTGGAGATCGTGTTCGACGAGCTGCGCAAGCGCGACAACACTAGCTGGAACATCGCTAGCCTGGTCTTCCGCGCCAATATCGTCGGCTTGCGCCAGGACAATTTGGCCCAGATGCTAAGCGGGCTGAACGCCAACCCGCAGGTGCAGCGCAACTTTTACGCCACCATCGCCGCGCAGGCTTCGTTGATGTCTAATCAAGGTTTGCTGGTGCTTCCCGAGAAGGGAGCCCTGGAGACGCACCCCTATGCCTTCGGCGGCGTGGGCCTGATGTACCAGCAGTTTAAGGAAGACATGGCGGGCGCGGCCGAAATCCCCTATTCTCGGATCTTCGGGCGGCCCCCCGGAGGACTGGCTACCACGAACGAAGGCGACGAGCACGTGTACTACGAGCGCATCCGCGCCCGGCAGCAGCGCGACCTAGATCCGCAGATGATGAAGCTGTTCCCGGTCATCGCCATGAGCACCTGGGGCAGCGTCCCGGATGACTTCGATTGGAACTGGCGGCCCGTGGCTACTCTGTCCACCAGCGAACAGGCGACCATTGGGCAGGTTAGGACGCAGGCCATATTGGAGGCCTACAACGCCGGGGTCATCAGCCCGCGCACTACCTTGCAGGAGTTCCAGCAGATGTCGGAGGAGACCGAGCTGTGGACCAACGTCACGGACAAGGACGTGGCGGCTGCAGACGATAAGACGATCAGTCCCGTAGAGGCTATGGAGATGCAGCAGGAGCAGGCCGAGCAGAGCGCCGAGCAGGAAGCGGAGGCCAAGGGTAAAGAGGCCGAGAATCCGGCCCCGGTGCTAAAGGTAGAAGCCAAGCCGGAGAAGAAGCCCGCGAAGAAGGCGGCGGCCAAGGACGCGGCGCTGGACCGTTACATGTCGCATGTGGGGATACGTTGATCTACGCGGAACTAGAAGATGAGGCTCTGGATCTGGAAGTGGAGGATTCAGTTGATCCGGTGGCGGCGCGGGTTCTGGCGCCGACTGTTAGGGCTATAGATGCCAAGCCAAGATGGAATCCGAGCCTGCGCACGGAGGCCGAATACGCCGACTCGCTGTGGCGTGGCTTTGTGGCGTTCCTGCGCTATTGCGCTAGCCACGGTGCTAGTCCGCAACTGGTGGATGCTACGGCTGTTCTAGGCACCTATGCTTACGCCAGCGCCCGCGCCATGGTGACCGGAGTGTTGAATCGGTCGTCGCGTACTTGGCGTGAGGCCGCAAGGCGCAGTGGCCGGACTGACAAGTTATACAACGCGCTGCGCACCGAGCTGGAGCCGGGGAGCTACGTGGGAGAGCGCTATCACCAGCTGGTGGAGAGCAATTCGCGCTTAATTAGTACATTCCCCACCGAGGTGGCCGCGCGGCTTAGCACTAGTGCTGCGTTCCTGCAGCGGACGGGTGGGCGCAGCGGGCAGTTGGCCGCTACTGACCCGGATCTGCTAGCCGCCGGACGTAAGCATGCGCGTATGGTGGCTCGGACCGAGGTCAGCAAGGCTAGCGTCGCGCTTACCCGCGCTCGCAGCGAGGAGATGGACCTGCCCTGGTACGTGTGGCGCGATTCCGAGGACCAGCGAGTTCGCCCGAGCCATCGGCTTATGAACGGAGTACTAGTAAATTGGTCCGACCCACCTTCTCCGGAGCGGTTAGCTGGTGAGAAGTCAATACTGGGAACTTACAACGCGGGCGAAGCCCCGAACGACAGATGCTACCCCGAGCCGCTCGTCAGTACCAAGCAGATTAGCTGGCCGCACAAGGCGTACCTGGGCGGCCGAATCCAGCGCGTAACGCTGGGTCAGTTCCGCGCAATGAATCCAACTTTAGGAGCTTAACATGGCCCGTTTGTTTACCCAATTCGCGCACAACGTACTTCCCAGCTCGGTAGGCGTCTCGCCGACACAGTCGGTGGACAACGTGCCGCTCGACAGCTCTACCGACACCATTACGGCCACGGCCTCGGGCACGCAGACCACCGCCGTGCTCTTGACCACCAAGGTCAACCGCATTACGGTGGTGGCCTCGGGGAGCGACGCCGTGCGACTGCCCCCGGCACTGGCGGGCGTGTCGATCGTAGTCAGCAACGCGGCCACCAACTCGGCCGCAGTATTCCCCAGCTCGGCCACGCAAGGCGGCGTTACGGGCGGCGACGCCATTAACGCGCTTTCTCAGAATTCGGCCTACACGCTGGCCACCGGGCGGCAGACCTTTATCTGCTTTACGACGGGAACCTGGGAAACGGCGTAAAGGGAAAGGAGGCGGCGATGAAAAAGTTACTTCTATTATTTCTGTTCGCCCTACTGCCCGGATTGGCGGCGGCCCAGGTGCAGAACGGCACGGGCAGCATTACCGCCAGCGGCGGCACGCCCAGCACCTGCTACCCTCCGCCCGGCTCGGCCGCTGCGGGGAAGTGCCTGGTGTTCGTCAACTTTAACGGCGCATACGGGGCGACGTTCGAAGAGCTACCCGTCGGGTCTCCGACTAGCGTCTCCGTAAGCGTGTACGGCTGCATGCGCGGGGGCACTTGCTCCTCGGCGGCAGACACTAATACCAGCACCAGCGCCGCCATCCGCCCGGTGACGTTCACGGCTCCCTACGATGCTTTTGTCGTGGTGGCCACTACGCTAAGCGGCGGCACCACGCCTTCCATGACGATCAACTTAAAGCTGAGCACCGCCAACAACCACACCGGGGGCGGCGGGGGCAGCTTTACGGCGGCGGGCGACCTGAGCGGTAGTAACACCTCGCAGGAGGTGGTCGGTCTGCTGTCGAACCCCTTGCCGGGGCTGAGTACGGGCAACCTGAATTGGAACGGGACGACTTGGAACTTTAGCACCGCCGGAAACGGCACGGTGACCAGCGCCGCGCTTACGCTACCCAGCTGGCTAACGGTGGGCGGGTCGCCCATTACTTCTTCGGGGACGTTCGCCGTAACCCCTACGTCGGGGCAAACGAGTCATCAGGTCATTGGGACCTGTAACGCGGCTACCACGTTTGCCCCTTGCGCTCTGGTAGCCGCCGATCTTCCCTCCATCCCGCTGACTACGGGCGTGACCGGCATTCTTCCTGCCGCGAACGGAGGGACTGGAGTAAACAACTCCGCCACTTTCACGCTCGGAAGCGCGAACGTTAATCTGGGCACGCTGGGCACGGGCTTCGTCTACAACACCACGACCACCGGGGCGCTAACCAATGCCACGGCAGCGCAAGCGGCAACGCTTATCCAGGGCCTTACGGGCTGCAACGTAGCTTCCAACGTCTTTACCCCGCAGAGTTCTACCTGCGTAGCGCCCACGGCGGGCGGCAACGTGAGCAACTCGGGCACGCCCACCAGCGGGCAGCTGGCGGAGTGGACCAACGCGACCACTATCCAAGGCGTCGCGGCTACGCTGGCTAGTTCGCTGTTCGCCAACCAGGGCGCGACGGGCCTGGTTCTCCACGGCAATGCCGCTGGCAACCCCAGCTGGTCGGCCGTGGCGCTGACGACGGACGTGACGGGCGTATTGCCTGCGGCCAACGGCGGCACGGGCGTAAACAACACCGCCACCTTTACGCTGGGCAGCTCCAACGTCAATCTGGCCACTTTAGGTACGGGCATCGTAAAGAACACCACGACCACCGGGGCGCTGACGGACGCGGCGGCGGCGGACGTGTACGGGTTGTTCACCAGCTGCACGGGCAGCAGCGGGCTGTTCCTTAAGGACGGCGGCACCTGCGCGGCGGCGGGCAGCGGAACGGTTAACTCTGGCACGTCCGGGCACATCGGCTATTACGCCACTTCCTCCACTGCGATCTCCAGCGACTCTAATTTGGACGACGGCGCTACGGTGGCCAGCACGCTAACTTATTCCGGCAGCGGTGGCATCAACGCCAGCGGCGGCCCGGTCGGGGCGGCGGCCCCCAGCGGTAAGGCCGGAATGCTGTACCTGCCCGGCAACACCGCCAACCAGACTATTCCGGCGAACAACTTCGGCATCGCGGGGTTTACTTCCACCAGCGCCACGGCCTATGGGTGGCAGCCCTCGTCTACGGCCCCCAGCGGGACGCAGTTCATGATGGCTGGGACGCCTTCTTCGGGGTGGGCTTCCGTTACCTACGAGTCCACGGTCACTGCGGGACAAGGTGGTACGGGCGTGGCGAATACCGCGACTTTAACGCTCGGCACTTCGAACCAGAACTGGGCGACTCTCGGGACCGGAATCGTAAAAAATACGACCACGACGGGCGCGATCTCCGATGCGGCTAGCGCCGACGTCATTGGCCTTTGGACCGGAACTTGCAGCAGTACAACGTTCCTCCGGGGCGACGGGGCGTGCCAGACGCCAGCGGGGTCCGGAACGGTCAGCTCTGGCACTATTCATCAGGTGGCGATCTACGCCGCCACCGGGACCACCGTGAGCGGTGACTCGGCGCTGACCGACACTGGAACGTTGCTGACCTACACGGGCGGCAGCCTTGCCGTGGGCTCTTCGGCTCCCACGCCCACGCCGGGTACGGCTGGCGGTATGTACGCAGTAAACGGCACGGTGCCCACGGGGCTCACTTCGGGGAACTCGGGCTGGTACGCCAGCTCGGCCAACTCTTGTTTCGAGCTGCTTTCCGGGTCTACGGACCAGGGCTGCGCCGACGCACTAAACGCCGCGCAGACCTTTACGGCGGCTAAGACATTTACTAATAGCGACCTTCTTTTGCTGGGCTCTTCTACCGGGGCGACGACCTTTACTAGCGCGAACGCTAGTTCCACGGCCTACACGCTTACGATCCCCGCGAATACGGGGACGCTGGCCGAGTTGAATTTGGCTGAGACTTGGGCGGCGGCGCAGACCTTTACCAATAGCGACTTGTTGCTACTCGGTTCTTCGACCGGAGCCACTACTTTTACCAGCGCCAACGCTTCCGGGACGGCCTACACGGTCACGGTTCCGGCCAACACTGGTACTTTGGCCGAGCTGAATCTGGCGCAGACCTTCAGCGCCGTGCAGACTATTTCGGCTGCCAACGGCCTAGTCCTCTCCGCCATGACGGGCACGGCTTGTCTGGAGGAAGTGTCCGGCGTGGTCACCTCGACGGGCTCAGCTTGCGGGGCTGGTTCTCCGGCGCTGTCTTCGGTTACGGGCGCGTCCGCGCAGGCCACAGGCACGGAGTCCGCCGCCGGGGACAACTACACGTTCGCGGGTGTGGAGACCGGCAACCTGACTTCCTATATCACAGTCATCAATACCAACTCCAGCAACAGCAATACCAGCATTGGTCAGCTGGTGGGCGCGGTGGGTACGTCCACGGGCGGCATCGGTCAGGTCGTCTTCGACGTGTCGGGCACTGGGGACATCGCGCGGTGGTACTCCGGCGGATCGGTAAGCAACGGCACCTACACGGTCGGCACTTTGGAGATGGACCTTACGGCGGTGGGGCAGCTGAACTTGGCCGGCAACACCGTCACGGCCGGGTCGGGCGGCGGCTTTGACTGCACGGAGGGCACCAACCCCACGGCGCAGGCTTCGCACGACCAGGTGTATTGCGATTCCACGGATGGTCAGTTGTTGGCCTCGCAGCATAACTTCGCCAACGCGGCCTCGGTGAAGTTCTTCCCCCTGGAAGTGGACGCCATTAACACCCAGACGGCGAGTTACTCCGTGGTGGCACAGGATTCTACCGTGCTGTGCAACAAGACTACGGCCATGACCATTACGCTGATTTCGTCTGGCATCCCTTCGGGCAAGACCTATCATGTAAAGAACATCGGCGTGGGCACCTGCACGGTGAGCGGCGTAGCCATCGACGGCTACGCCAGCGGCACGGGCGTAAGTCTGGCGCAGTACCAAGCAGTTACCCTTAAGTTCGACGGCACGCAGTACTGGTTGTTCTAAGGAGGCGACTTGGCGTACCAACCGAACCAGCTTTCGTTTACGCAAAATTCTCCGCTCCAGCAGGTGGGGAACGCCATTCTTTCGGCCTCCGCGACATCGGGAGCCTTGGTGTTTGGAAGCAGTTTATTTTTGGACCGCGTCTACGTTCCCGGCCCGATGAACCTTTCGGAAGTGGACGTGGCGATAAGCCTCTCCATGAGCAGCTCGGCGACGGCGGGTCTTTGGGGTTCGATGAATCGTTCTTTTGTGGTGTACTCGTTCTCGAACTCCACCAAGCTGGCTTCGCTGTATAGCACTTCGTTGGGTATTACGTTTAATGGCTCTACCACCACCACGGGCGCGAGTACGGCGCTGAGTCAGGTGCTGGCCGCGTGGACGGCGGCGGGCGGAGTGGTCGTTCCGATGACGTTCGCCAGCTCGGAGCTGGCCCCCGGCGACTACGTGTTCGGCAACCTGATCGCGTTCTCGGGCAGTACGTCGGCCTCGATATCGCTCTACGGGGCGATAGCCAACAGCATTGCGGCGGCGCAGACAGTCGGGGCCGTGACCAACACTACTCAGACCGCAGCCAAGACTATTGTTACGAATATCGGGTCCATCGCTACGGGGAACGCCGGAAACGTGGGCTGGCTGAACAGCTTCGGTTCGTCTACTACGTCCTCGCTGCCCTCGTCTACGGTGTTCAGCACGGACGCCTACATCCAGTTGCCGTTGCTTACCTCTTACGCTTCTTCGGCCGTGACGCTGAACACCGCCGCGCCTACCGCGCTGGGGTCAACCACGATCAATGCCGCGACTACTCTGCTCCCGGCGTTCAATTATCTAGGCGCTTCCTCCACGCTTACAGGCGGGTTGTATTTCCAGCCGTTCCAGAATGGGCTGATGAGTACGGGCGGCGTTCCGGCGGCCATCACCTTAACTACGGGGACCACGGCGGCGCTTACCATCTACGGATCTACGGCGGCGGCGCAGCCCTGGTTCGGATTGGTGGGTGCGTAAGGGCGACGATGCGCAAGACCAACAAGTCGGTGGCGTTCGCGGCCCAACTGCCGGGCTACCACAACCAGAACTTTGCGTCCTCCGTGGAGCGCATCCACCGGGGTCACTCGTACCGCAATCTGTCTACCATCTGGGTCACGGTGACGCGCGGCGTCTTTAAGTCCAAGGTAGTGTCTAATTGGATGGCTTTGATGAAGCCAATGAACCAGCCGTTCGTCGGGCCGCTGTTCTTCGAGAACGAGGAGGTCGGCATTGCGTACCAGAAGGCGTTCGAGCTGATTCTCGATCATCCTGATCTCTCCAAGTTTAAGTACGTGCTCACCGTGGAGGAGGACAACCTTCCCCCACAGGACGGGCTGCTTAAGCTGTACGAGAACATCGACGACTACGATTGTGTCGCCGGGTTGTATTGGACCAAGGGCGAGAACGGCCAGCCGATGATTTACGGCAATCCGGACGAGAAGCCCATGAACTTCGTCCCGCAGGCTCCGTTGGCCGACTCCGTGCAGCGGTGCAACGGGCTTGGTATGGGGTTCAACTTGTGGAAGCTGGCGTCCTTTAAGGGCAAGCTGAAGGAAATGCCGAAGCCCTGGTTCCGCACAGTGCAGGAGATCGGTAAGGGGTTCACGCAGGACCTATTTTTCTTTAACGAGGCCGCGAAGTTCGGCTTCCGCTGTGCCTGTGACACACGCGTAAAAGTCGGCCACCTTGCCGAGGATGGGATGGTGTGGTGAAACGCAAAGTTCCTAGCCTGATCGAAGACCTCGCGCTTACTCGCGAGAACACGGCGCGGTATCCGTGGAAGTGGTCCGACGGGTCCGTGCAGTCCGCCAAGGTGGAGAAGGTGCTGGAATTCCTCCCCGGAGCGGACCGCCCGAAGTTCTTCGGCGAACTGTACCGCGTGCTAGCTCCGGGCGGCACGGCGCAGGTGAAGGCTCCGTACTGGTCCAGCGCCGCCGGGGTGGCCGACTACGCCTACCAGTGGCCCCCGTGGACGGACGATTCGTTCGGATACTTTAACAAGGCCATTCGGGAGAAGCTGGGGATCGCGGACCGGGGCATTGAGTGCGACTTCGACTACACGGGCGGCTACGTAATGGACATGGCCATTGCCCAGCGGGCCACCGAGGCACAGCAGTTTGGGGCCAAGCACTACACCAACGCCATCCTGGCGATCCAGGTAACGATGACGAAGAGGGCCAAATGAAGCGTTTCTACCTCATCCTGATTCCGCTGCTGTGCTGTTTCCCGGCACTAGGACAGACGGGCCACGTAACCGATTGTTCGGGATCGAATAGCGGCGCGTCTACAATTGTGTGCACTACAACGACGATGAATGTCAGCAATGGAGATACGTTGCTGATGTTCGGAATCTGGAACGATCCAACAGCTACGTTCACAAGTTTTAGTAAGAGCAGTGGTACAGCTACGATTGGTACTTGCACGGAAATCAACAACATAGGCTCAGAGACGACCACTGTAGCCAGCGGAAATAACAAGATGGTTCAGGCTTGGTGCCCCGTTACTGGCTCGGGAACATTGATTCCGGTCCTTACGCTTTCTAGTTCGGCGTCTGGCACGATACGAATCATCTGTCAGGACGCTAGTGGCGGTGGTTCGATTGATTCGTATGCGCTGGTGGTGGCGACAAACCCAGGGCTCGGGGCAAATGGGCTATCCACGAATTGTGGCGCAGGAACAGGCTGCACAAATATTACTACTACGGTTAGCGGCGATTACCTCGCCGTTGCCACTCGCGATACTGGTGGCAACGTTACGTCGTTCTCAGCCGGGACCAACTACACGCTTATTACGACTTCGAGTTGCGGCTCGGGCTCGGACTGCGGCGAATGGCAGGTACAAACCTCAGCCAGTTCTTCTACTGTTGGAACTTTTACGGTAAATACTAGCGGCGGTGCAGACACATTTTTGATAGGCATCATTGCACTTAAGCCTTTGGGCGGATCTTCGAACCCCG